TGACTTGGTTTGTAGATGGTATTCCTTTAATAAATTGATCAACAACAGTAATCTCTTCTTTGATTGGTATACATTCTTTTCCAACCAATCTATACTCAATAATTTTTTTAGTTCCGTTATCTACTAACGTACCAATAGGTTCCTTCAGTTGTTGTGCTTCTGTAGGACACTTTATTGAAGCAGTATTAGTATCCTTTGGTATTTTAGGTGAATCTACCTCTGGTGATTCTGGTGATCTCACAGGAGGTACTTCTGCTTCTCCTGTAAACTGCAGTTCATCTTTATTATAATCAATAGGATTATAAGATGGCACTCCAGCATCACAATATGTCCTGACACCTTTTGGGTCAGCAGTCTCAAGCATATTGTTTTCATCCACATCATGTGCTTCCACACAACCAGGAATGTCTACAATAGGAACACCAATTTCACCAGTTATTGGTGGATAGATTGGAATTGCTTGAGGTGGATCTAACAAATAATCAGGAGTGAAAGGGATTTTGATAGTATCAATCTCCCCTCCTCTCAATCGAATTTCAGGAATTTCCATCAACAATCATTGAATACACTACCAATTTGTGATCCTGCCTCAGATCCTGCTTTGTTACCTAGAAGTAACGCCCAACCACCAGCTAACCAACCCACATAGGGGATGCCAGAAAGGGCAGGAACAGCAACACCAGCAGCGATAGCACTACCTGCCATTGCACCTTGACTCCGTGCGCCAGCGTCCGCCACGATGCACTCTACTTCTTTTGCAGACTTTCCCTGCTCATTAGTTGCACCTCCTAGGTTTCTAAACCCATCCATAGTGAATTGATCACGACGATATTCTAGACGGTCTTCTATACCACCACCAAACAGTCCTTTCTTATTTTTTAAAAGATCTAGTGTTTGTTCAGATTCTAAGATAGCAGGATCGTTTGCTCTAAAATCAATTTGGTATCCATCTTTACCTGCTTTGATACTATAAGATGAATACTCCCCATGGGGAATATTGATAGCAGGAACCTGTGGAATATTGGGTCTTCTGAATACATAACCTAACAATCCGATATGTGCTACTGCGAATAAACCTCCAACAGTAGCAGCAACAATCTTTAATTTAGTCATGATCAGAATGGCAATGCAGAACCACCAATGTCAGGAATAGCTCCACCAGTTTGACTAGGTAGTTCTGGCATAGAACCACCAACTAAACCAGGAAGTGAACCTGTAACTGCTTCAGTTACTGCCTTTGTAATTTTTCCTCTAGCATCTTCTACCAGTGTATCTTTATTCATATAAAGATATGTTCCACCACCCACAACTGTGAGTGATACTACACCACTGAGAATAGCGATTGCGTTAATAATTTTTTGCATAGTAATTACATTTTGTAAGTGTCATCTTTATCCGAGGTCGTAATCTTAACAGGTGCTTGTTCGATTCTAATTGTTTGTGAAGGAGCAGTTTGTGCTGCCTTCTCAATCAGTCTCTCCATCTGTTCTTTTGTGATACCACCACCATTACCACCACCTTCTCCTGCTTTCTTCGCTGCCTGCACACCAAAAGTAGCTAAAACTCCAGTGAAGACACTGGCTATGAAAGTTGGATCGAGTTTCTGCTCAGGGATTCCCAAAGCAGGAGGTAGTTTAATATACGCCAGAGTAAGAATACCACCAGACCAGACAAGAATACCAAGACGGACAAAGGTAGAGAGAATTGCAAGTTGTTCTTCCTTATCGTCTGCTGCTTCTTTCAGTTTACCAAGAATACCTTTCTTTTTAGGTTCTTCTTTCTTTACTTCTTCTGACATATCTCCCACATAATACGACAGCTCTATTTATCAAGCAGATTATGCTACCAAATATCCCCAGAAAACAGATTCACCACCACCTTTAAATTTAATACTACTGTAGTTTCCAGTGCGATACATACAAACTGTATCACCAGCAGTTAAATTCAAAAGGTGAGTGGGATTATATGCATTATACATCGCATTGAAATTAGCATCAGCTCTAACACCACCTTTACTTTCATCTAAAGTTGTTGCACCATTTACTACGAAAGTAACATACATCCAATTAGAACCACTTGTGAGATAACCGCTACTAATTCCATTAGGAGCTTCTAATTGTAATTCTGCTCCAAACAGATACGCACCAGTGACTGGTGCTGTAAATTCACTATTAGTAGTGCTATAATTACCACCCTTATCCATCATTTCTTCGTCAAAAAGAATTTTTTGCCAACCGTCTGTCGCGACATTCCAAATGGTTTCATTAACAGAATACCTAGCAATAAATGATGGTTGATATGGTTTTGTTACATAACCACCAGAAGTTATATTAAGTCTTGTTTGATCATTGACACGGAAAAACATTTCGTCATTGTTATGCGTATACCCGATCATTCCAATGTTTCCATCAGATGTATCTGTAAAGAAGACACTGCTTTGCCCAGTAATACTACTTTTTATTTCAACCCCTGAATTAGTTCCATCATATACTGACAATTGCCTGGATGGACTAGTCTCATTGATACCAACTTTACCATCAGAAGTTATACGCATCAACTCTGATTTAGTTGCTCTTTGATTTCCTGCAGAATCTGAAGAACCTATTGCACTACCAGATAAAAGTTTACCAATAGTAAAGTCTGATGAAGATTCTGAAGTTGCTTCACCAGCAATATACATACCAGCTTGCTGACTAGTATTATTATGATTTGGTGCTAGTGCTATGTTTACAGTAGCACTACTCACTGCGTACCCACTACCACCAAATCCTGCCCAATAGTCATTACCGTTAGCAGTTCCTGTACTCCAAGTGCTGACCCAATTTCCAGCAGGCATTGGGTATGTATTTCCGCTTGCAGTTGGAGCAGTTCCCGCTTTAGTAATTGTTAAACCAGTTCTTGGATCACTATCACCGATACCAACATTATTACCAGTCCAAACTAGGTTATTGCTACCATCAATCTCTAACTTATTGCTACCCTCAACTAATCTATCAGTAGGAGTAACACCCAGTCCAATCCACTTAGCTCCATCCCATTTGTATGTGATGGATCCTGCAGTAAAAGTATCATTTGTACTGGGACTAGTGGGAAAATTGATTGCCATTTGATTTTAGATTAGAGATACCCTGATGTATTTATTACTTGGCGTTAGCTGTTTGGAATGGTGACTCAGCAAATGCTATGAAAATGTATTCAGCAGGGAGTCCACGATTATTTCCTGTTCCACCATCACCATTTCTATGTTTGAATCCATTAGAAAGCATATCAATTATTACATTTGATCTACCTTCAATGTTATTAAGATTTCCCCATATTGTTCCCATAACAGGATTTACTGGATCCCTTGATGAGTCGTGAATTAACCAATTACTACTACCACCAGCATCAAATCTTTTCGTTATGACGAGTGCTGGTTTGAAGCCACAATAAATGACACTTCCATTAGCACTATCATTTCCAGAATATTTTCCAATCCTACTATAATTTTCTATTTCAGACCAACAGTAAGCTATGATTGGTCTAGTATTATCATTTGTTGCTCCATTTGCACCAACAGTAAATACTTGATCTGTTGGTTCTGTCCCAAACCAAGGAGACCCAGCACCAGCATCAGTAGTGACAGATGGTGAATCATGCAATTGTAAAAATCCTGTTGGACCAATATCTTTTTGGAAAACAAACCAACCTGATGATCCATTTCTTTCTTTGACTATTATCAAGCTTGGTTTTTTTCCAAGTCCATGTCCAATACTAGCACCATCAGTATTGTTTCCAGTATAAGAAACAATACTAAACCCAGCAGTTTGATTAGCACTCACCTGTGATGTGATACTACCATCAGTGTTTGATACTGCGGCACCACCTGCTTTCCAACACCAAGCGACTGCTTCTGTTTGAGATAATCCAGCATCAGTGGACCAAGTAAATCCGTCATCATCAAATGAAAGAATACCGCCAGCATCACTCGTACCTTCTGGATCAGCATTATCTGAGTTAAGACCTATCCCACCAACACCTCTTACACTGTCGTACAAATAATGTGAGTATAGTTGATTCCTTGATTTGGTCCAGATCAGATCTGGTTTGAATCCAACACCAGATACTTTTTGACTATTTTTATAAAGCACCGCCTTAAAGTGCTCACCAGGATCAGCAATCGCAGGAGTAGGTAAGTTATCCTCACATAATGCTAGGAAACCTGTAGGTGGTTGATAATGGAACTTACCTTTACCACTAGCATCAGTATAACACTCATCAATTTCAGATACAACAACTTCATCTAGAGAGTATGTTGAACCTGTAAAACCAGTAAAGTTAAATTCTCTAGTTCCTTGAATTATAAAAGAATAATAGTTTCCAGAACTGAGACCACTAGGATAAGCTGATCCATCAACAGCA